GTTGGCACAGCTTAGCGGTGCCCCGTCGTTGTACGCGGGATTGGTTGTTCTAGGAGTCGGGCTCCCAACCATCCCATGTTGCGCGTACGTAGGCGGTGGGGAGAGCTGAAAACCCGTCGTATGGTGCGTGTCTCTGGTATTTCTCCGCCAATGGCCATCACGGGTTTCAACAATGATGTGGACACGTTGGAGCGGGCCGTGAAGGAAAGGGTCTTTTTTGTCAAGAATCAAGGCCAGTTTGTTCCTCCCCCGGTGCCTGCCGTTGGGTACTTCACGCGAGCGTTAGCGGCGACGCGTGAGCTGCTAGTCAAACACCTTCCTCGAGCCGCCCCGTTGAGCCGTCTTGCTTTTTGTGAGACATTCCGGGGCCGTAAAAAGAAGCTGTACGACAGAGCGCATGATGACCTCTTGCTGGAGGGGTTGTATCAGGCAGATTCCCACGTCAAGGTATTCGTCAAGTATGAGAAGACTGACTTCACACGCAAGGCGGATCCAGTACCTAGGGTGATCAGTCCCAGATCCCCTAAGTTTAATATAGAACTCGGCCGCTTTTTACGCCGGGTTGAGGAGAAAATCTTTGTTTCTTTGGGCCGGTTGTTCGGCCACACCACTGTCTTTAAAGGTTTCAACGCGATTACGAGTGGAAGATTGATGTGGGAGAAGTGGAACATGTTTAGGGACCCTGTCGCCGTTGGGCTGGATGCGTCTAGGTTTGATCAGCATGTCTCGGTTGACGCTCTGCTGTGGGAATTTGGCATCTATGATGCTTGCTTCCCAGTGCGACGTCATAAGAGGCGTTTGCGGTGGCTCCTGGGGCAGCAGCTTAACAATGAGTGCGTCGGGTATGTCCCGGATGGGCGTGTTAAGTATACCACGGTCGGTGGGCGTATGAGTGGTGACATGAACACTTCGTTGGGCAATTGTGTCCTGATGTGTTCTATGGTCCACGCCTACGCTCGCCACGCTCGCGTCAAGATTCAGCTCGCTAACAATGGGGATGATTGTGTCGTCTTTATGGAGCGATCGTCGCTGGCCAGGTTTATGGCCGGGCTTGACGACTGGTTCACCCGTATGGGTTTTAAGATGGCTGTAGAGCCCCCTTGTTACACCTTTGAGGAGATTGAGTTCTGTCAGACCCACCCGGTTTGGGTGGGGCCCCAAGCACCGGACTATATCATGGTGCGTCACCCCAAGTGGGCTATTGCCAAGGATACTGTCTGTGCTCGGGGTTTTGTGGAGCCTCATCTCCTTTCAGGTTGGATCAATGCGGTTGGAACTGGTGGGCTGGCCATGACGGGCGGGATACCTGTCTTCCAGGATTTTTATCGGTTTTTCGTTGAAAATTCGAAGGCACATAAGTCCGTCGCCGATGGTCAGTCATGGGGGGTTAGGATGCTTCGTAAAGGCATGGAGAGGTACTATATGCCGGTCTCTGATCGGACTCGTGCCAGTTTCTATTGGGCCTTTGGTGTCACCCCCGATGAGCAGTTGGTGCTTGAAGATTTCTACAGGCGTGGTGCGCTCGAGTACGGCTTCGGTACTCAAGTGCATTACCAGACGGCTATGCCGCTGTAGCGCTAGCAACGTACTGCATGGGGTCATGTGGGCTAAGTGGCCCAAAACGTTCCGTACGAGATCGGGTAAACATTTACGTGCTATAAAGAATGCCAAACGACTGCACGGCGCCAACCTATGTAGGTCCCACATGATGAACAGTCTCCGTTGAGGTCGGGTATCCCATACAACCTCAAAGATGTCGAAAAGCAAGAATCAACGACGCAAGCGGGCCGCCGCTCGCGCATTGGCAAGCCGTTCTCGGCCTGCTACCCCATCTACTGCCCTAGTCAAATTCCAACCTCCCAAGGCTAGGAGGTTGGCCCCCACCGCCAATGCCATGTTTCGGCCGGCTCGTGATGAGAATGCTGTTGGCATTCTCACCGATGCCCCGATTGCCCGAAGTCGTTTTCGTGGTCCTGGCAAGCGGCCTCGTGGGCGTCCTGGACAGCAAGTCAGCATGCCTCCCTTGGTTGCTGCCTACATCGATCCGTTCGATGAAGGCGCTCCAGGTGTGAAGTATCCTGACGACTATCATGGGTTGACTGGTACTTTCACAGTTAAGCAGCCTTTGCCAGTGTCCACTAATGGCACCATTGGTCAGTTGACGGACCTTAATCAAGTCGCTGTTACCCCAGCGACTGGACAGTCGTTACAGCTGTTCACCCCAGATCCGTCTAATATGATCATTCAGGGTGTCTCGGGCACCAAGGCAGCGGGTCCGTTCACTGGCGCCCAGAATGTGTTCTACTGGCCCAATGGTATTTCGTTTACCAATGCGCCTGGTAGTTTGAACGCTTTTGGGCCTGGTCTAGGGATCCTCAACAATGATATTACAGCGTCCAACTTGGGTGGTCTTCGGCTGTTGTATTCCGGAGCTCGTCTGGTTAGTGGTGGTGTCAAGTTCACTTCAACTTTGAACTTCTCCACGGTTAGCGGGACGGTTCACATAGCTCCGGTCTACGTCAATATGGCGCGGATGACCACGACTGGTGGCGCCCTTGGTGGCGCCACGAACCAGGCGGCGTTTGAAATGACCAATGGTTGGCAGCCGGCTTTGCCTGCCAACCTTCCGGCCATGGCAACGCTGCCTGGGTATCAACAGTACCCGTTGAGCGCTTTTGAGAACGATGAGTTCGTCGCCATCTTCAAGAATGTCGGCGCTGAGGCTCGGTTGTTTAA